CATGTAACTTGCAACTGAATTTTCTGTTGTAGCGTCGCCTATTATATCCCTAAATTCTTGTGCGTCAACTAAACTTTTCATTTTTAATCTTAACAAGTGTGGCCACCAAGTTGATGAGAATCCTTCTGCGGCTCTATTAACATCTTCTACAACGTAGTATCTTTTAAGTGCAATTGGTATACTTTCATCAAGAGAATAATCTTCTTTCATGTGTGGAAATTCTATGACGTCGCCACTCATTGGTTTTCTGCCAATTCTTTCTACAATATCATTTAGATGCACAGTCAAAAACAGTGTGTCATTCTGTAAGAACATACCAAACTGTGATAGGTTGAAATCGGCATCTTGAACATTGTAAATTCCCCTGACCGTGTATATGTCACCGGCGTATTTCCTGTCTCTGTTTTCTAGAAACAATAGATCCTGTATGGTCCTCTCATTTAGACTGTCACCGGAATACTGAGGCTGTGTGGGAGATGCCGCACCGTCCTTGTTTGTGTCGCCCTGATCGTAGGGGCCTAAGTATTTGTGGAAGTGTAGGTCAGTGCCTCCCACCTGAAACATCTCTTTGATGTTACGATCGAAGAATTTGTAGTCATTGCCCTTTTCAGGCTTAAAAATGGATAATCTTGGCATATCACACATATTTATTGCACAGGCAACGGCTATAAATATGTGTATGTCAGAACTACAAACAGGTCAACAAGAGATATTCGATTACATCAAAAACAATCTCGGCGACGGGATGATTGATGTAGAATTAGACCCAAAACACTACCAAACGGCCCTGGAAAGAGCAGTTAATAAATTTAGACAGAGGTCATCAAATGCTGTTGAAGAATCGTATGCGTTCCTGGAATTGAAGAAAAATCAAAACTCATATATTTTACCAGATGAGATAATCAATGTTAGAAATCTTAACAGAAGAACTGTAGGTTCAAGAACAGAAGGCGGCGAAGGTGGTACTTTATTCGAACCATTCAACCTAGCATACACTAATACGTATCTGCTGAGAGCAGGGGCAACAGGTGGTCTAGCAACTTATTACGCTTTTGCATCATATCAAGAATTAGTGGGTAAAATGTTTGGTAGTTTTATACAGTTTCATTTTGATGTTGCTACTAAAAAATTAACGATAACACAAAGACCCAGAGCAGACGACGAGACAGTGCTAATGCACACCGACAACTTTAGGCCTGACATTACATTATTCAAGGACATATACTCCAAACCATGGATAAGAGATTATGCACTTGCAGTATCTAAACTTATGTTAGGTGAAGCAAGAGGCAAGTTCAATACTATTGCAGGACCACAAGGTGGGACCACACTTAATGGCGATGCCTTAAAAAGCGAAGGCCAAGCAGAAATGGAAAGACTAGAAGCGGACATAGGAAACTTCCAAGAAGGTGGAACTCCACACAGTTTTGTTATTGGTTAATTGACCCGAAACTCTATTTAAATACCCTGCAATGAAAGATTCCAATTACAAGAACTATTCTGACCTGACACTTGACGAATTGGAACAACTGGTAAAGGACTTAGAATTAATGAGTATAAAGGCACTGAAACAAAAGAAAAAAAGTCTAAGAATTACCATGTTAAAATCTGTCAAAGAAGCAATCAAAGAGATTGAAAAACGTCTAAAAAAATAGTATAATAAACCTTATGCTGATAGGTGTAGTAGGTTTGATAGGTTCTGGAAAAGGCACTGTCTCTGACAGGCTTGTAAAAAAACACGGATATAACAAAGATAGTTTTGCTAAAAGTCTCAAGGATGCTGTGGCATCGATGTTTAATTGGAACAGGGATCTTCTCGAGGGCGACACTGAATCGAGTAGAAAATGGAGAGAACAACCAGACGAATTTTGGAGTAAGAAATTTGGGAAACCCACAACTCCGAGATGGGTGTTACAGTACTTTGGCACAGAAGTGATGCGTGGTCAAATGTACGATGGAATATGGGTAGACAGTTGCATTGGTCGATACCATGGACAAAATACTGTTATAGCAGACACACGATTCCCTAATGAAGTTAAACAGATCAGGGCTCACGGTGGCAAAATAATACTAGTTAAAAGAGGGCTAGATCCTGATTGGTTCGTTGATTACACGGAAGGCAACATCGAACCCAAGGGCATACATACTTCTGAATACGCCTGGGCAAAAGAAGAGTTTGATTTTATCATAGAAAACAATGGTGACAAAGCAGAATTATATGCAAAAATTGACGACCTAATCGTCAGCAACAAGATCACCGATCCGCCATCCAAGCCTTCGAGTGCTAGTCAGCCTTTGGCAATTGGCGCAAACAGTTTTTAAATTATTTGTTGAGGTATTTCTCAAGTCACCGTCCACAAACAAGATATCAAGTTGTGCTTTGTCCTGGGCCTTAAATCCACACAGTTCACATTTCTTTTTTTTGGTGTAACCTGATCTATCCAATGCAGTGATGCCTCCTGTTTTCTTACCGGACTTTTTTCTGATACACGTATCACATCGGCTCCGCCAATAAACCTTGCCATAACGCCTGTAGGCATACGCCCTAGGTTTTGATTTACACTCCTTGCACAGCGGTCTATCATTATATTGCATGTTTGTATTTACGTGCCCTATATAGGCACCAAGAAAATGGTAAATTTTGTCGTAAAAACCATACGATTGAATAAATAACTCTAGTATATACGTAACACTTGCAAGGAGAATACGAAAAATGGCTTTAACATCACCAGGAGTAGAAGTTTCAGTAATAAACGAGAGTTTCTACGTACCATCAGATGCGGGTACTACACCACTATTCATAGTAGCATCATCACAAGACAAGAAAAATGGTGCAGGAGACGGCACAGCGGAAGGAACACAAACTGCTAACGCCAACACTGCATATTTGATCTCGTCACAAAGAGAATTAACAGAGACTTTCGGAGATCCGAAATTTTACACAGACGCTTCAGGCAACTCATTGAATGGATATGAGTTGAACGAATACGGCTTACAAGCGGCTTACTCTTTCTTAGGAGTTGCCAACAGAGCATTCGTACTAAGAGCTAACGTGAACACAGGAGAATTAGTTGGAAGTGCCGCGGCACCAACAGCAGATCCAACAGATGGCACATACTGGTTTGACCTTGCATCAAGCACTTATGGATTATTTGAGTGGTCACAAACTAATCAAACATTCACAACAATTATTCCAACACTTATCACATCAACAAGTGATCTAGTTGGCGGTGTTTCAACTGGTGCACCAAAAACTTCAATTGGTGTAATTGGCGACTATGCAATCAACACAACACATGTTACAAACAAGATCTACAAGAAGACAGCAAGTAACACTTGGGTACATATTGGCTCTCAGGCTTGGCACACATCTTTACCTATATTCACAGTTGCTTCAGGAACAACAGTAACAAGCGGTCATAAGATATCAATCAATGGTGTTGAGATCGCAACAAGTTCGACTACTTTGGCAAACGTTGCTTCTCAGATCGGATCTAATGTTACTAACGTAACAGCAAGTGTAAACTCAACAACGGGTAACTTAGAAATATTCCACAACGGTCTAGCACTAGGTGACTCAACAGCGGGTACTAACACAATCAGAATCGAAGCAGTTTCAGGTACACTTTTAGCAGACTTAGGAATCACTGCTGGAACTTACAACGGTCCACAACTTTTACAAGCGGCACACACTAGCAGACCAACTTGGAAAACTGCAGACGAGAACAGACCAAATGGTTCAGTTTGGTTCAAGACTACTTCTGCAAACGCAGGTGCGGCTTTAGTTGCTAAACTTTACAGCACTGCAAGTGCAAGTTTCTCAACAGTGTCTAGTCCATTGCATTCTAATCATAATCAAGCGATCTTTAATTTGGATCCAGCGAACGGTGGTACAGGCTTATCAGCAGGTAATCTTTATGCACAATATAACGTAACAGAAGAGTCAATAACGGCGGCTGATGCGAATGACACAACTCCAAATTTAGCAGACTTCCAATTCTTCAGATACGAAGGTGGTGCTACTACAATCACTAGTAACACGACTGCACCAAGTTTCACAAGTTCAGAGACATTCAGTATACAAGAATCAGTCAAGAACCAAGAAGCATTAAATTCTGCAGTAACAGTAACATTAAGTGGTACTGGCGCTGATGATTTTATTGCGGCAGTGAACGGCGCAGGATTAACAAACGTATCTGCAAGTAAATTAACCACAGGTGCAATTACCATGACACACAAACTGGGCGGTGAGTTCAGAATGGTTGACACGTCAGGAACACCTTTAGCAGATGCAGGTTTCAGTCAAACTACGGCACATGCATACGGAACATTCACAAAGCTCAGCTCAACGTTGCTAGACAACTTGTATGATATTCCAACTGGTGACGCAATCGACTCTGCGGCAAACACAGGTATCTTAGCAAGTAACTGGAAAAGATTAAGTTACACTGCTTCTATAAGTGCGCCAACAAATGAACCAGCAGACGGAACATTGTGGTACCACACTGCGACAGACGAAGCAGACATCATGGCACACAATGGAACTACTTTCGTTGGCTATCTTACAGCATACTCAACTACAGATCCAAATGGACCACAGTTTAGTGCAACAGCACCGACTACACAGTCAGATGGCACTGCACTTGTAACTAATGACTTATGGATTGACACAAGTGATGTTGAGAACTATCCGTTACTTTACAAGTACAACACAGCGGCGACACTGACTTCAACAAACACGGCGAACCAAGTAGCAGTGACTACATCAGGTGCGGCATGGGAAATAGTTGACAAAGCAGACCAAACCACAGAAGACGGAATTGTTTTCGCAGATGCTAGATTACACACAGACGCTGACAAGACAGATTCATTGTCAACAGGCGGTGCTGGAACTTCTAGTAGCATTAAAGATTTATTGAGCGATGGCTTCTTGGATCCGGATGCTCCAGATCCAACTCTTTTCCCACAGGGTATCATGCTTTGGAACACAAGAAGAAGTGGATACAATGTTAAGGAATACAGAAACAGTTATATCACAACTACGAAATATCCTGGAAGCGGATCGTCAGGTTTAGGTAACATCAGACAAAGTAATGAGTCTGTTGCAACTTACTTCCCAGACAGATGGGTGACTAAATCAAGCAACAACGCAGACGGTTCTGGCTCTTTTGGTAGAAAAGCACAGAGAAAAGTAGTCGTTGAACAACTTAAATCAGAGATCGACACTAACCAAGCAATCAGAGAAGACCAAAGAGGTTTCAACGTGATTGCTGTACCTGGTTATCCAGAGTTGATCGCAAACATGATTAACTTAAACACAGACAGAAACGAAACAGCGTTTGTAATAGGTGATACACCTTTAAGATTAGAAGGTACATCAACTAACATACAAAACTGGGCAAACAACACCGCGGGTGCATTAGACAACGGTGAGGATGGTTTGGTCAGTGCAAGTGATTACTTGGGTCTGTTTTATCCATCTGGTCAAACAACGGACAACACAGGTAAAACGATTGTAGTTCCACCATCACACATGATGATGAGAACACTAGCAAACAACGATAACATCGCATTCCCATGGTTCGCACCATCAGGAACTAGAAGAGGTGTCGTTGACAACGCGACTGCAGTCGGTTACATTGACACAGCGTCTGGAGAGTTTGAAACAATATCTGTTACGGAGTCAGTGAGAGATTCAATGCACGAAGTTAAGGTAAATCCAATTACTTTCTTCGCAGGAGCAGGGATTGTGAACTTCGGTAACTTGACAAAAACAAGTGCAAGTTCAGCCTTGGACAGAATAAACGTTGCAAGATTGGCAGTGTTTCTAAGAAACCAATTAGATAATATTGCTAAACCGTTTATCTTTGAACCAAACGATGAATTAACAAGAAATGAAATCAAACAAGCAGTTGAATCATTCTTGTTAGAACTTGTTGGACAAAGAGCATTATTTGACTTCCTAGTAGTGTGTGACGAGACAAACAACACATCTACAAGAATAGACAGAAATGAACTGTATGTGGATATAGCGATTGAACCGATCAAATCAGTTGAATTCATTTACATACCATTGAGAATAAAAAACACAGGAGAAATTGCAAAGTTAGGGAACTAATTTTGAATAAATAGGAGAAACAGATGGCAATATCAACTTTATCAAAATTTACAGTACCTTTAAGCAACGATCAAAGTTCAGCATCACAAGGTTTATTGATGCCAAAACTACAGTATCGTTTCAGAGCAATACTTGAAAATTTTGGAGTATCAACACCAAGATCAGAACTAACAAAACAAGTTATTGATATCACAAG